GAAACTTCCTAAAGAGATGACTGAGCGCATTAAGTGGAAAGCGCGTGATAAGCCTTTTGAGCAAGAAGGTAAAATGGTTCAGCTGTTTACTAATGATCGTGGAGAAGTCCAGTTACGCCCCATCGGAGGGATGTCGCCTGGGAAGGGCAGTGAGGTTAAATCCTCCACTATTCTTGAGGACGGCACTTCTATTATGATCATGAAGAATGGAAAGCGCCTTGTTAGGAATGCTGAGGGTACTAAGATAAAAGGTAAGGAAGCTCGGGAGGCTATTTTCCAAGCACAGGAGCAAGGAGCGTTATGGCAAGGTGAAAGATCGCAAAACCGACGCCAAGGCACTTTAACGGCTGATCAGTCCAATAGCGCGTTTAAGTCAATAATATCTACGAGGAAAAATATCCGAAATTATGATCGGGCTATAGCTGAACTTGATAAGGGTGCTAAAACGGGCAAAATTACGCGGATGTTTCCAAGCTTTCAGGAGTCTACTATTCGGCTTGAGCAAGCAGGGCGCGAACTCGGATTAGATGTCATTGGCTCAGTAACCTTTGGCGCTCTATCTGAAGGTGAGCTGAATTTGGCTATGGATACGGCTATGCCCACCAATTTGGATTCGCCCGCATTGAGAAGATGGCTTGTTGATCGCAGAGACGCACAGACAAAACTGGCTAAGTACTATGAAGATGCAGCTGTTTATTTAGGCACTCCAGGGAATACGACAGCTAGTTGGATAGCGTCTGGCCAGATGAAACAGTTAGAAGGGGAGAACCCTTCTGATGAGGCAGCCTTCCTTGCAGAATTTGGATTAGAATAAATGGCGACTCGGGCACAATTAGTAACAGCGGGGGGCCAAGCGAGAGCTGCGGGGAATAGAGTTGCGGCCGAACGTTTTGCTAATATGATACGAGAGGGACGCTTTGATCCTGATCCTGAAGATGTTCCTGTTATTGAAACCCCTCAGGAAGAACCACAAGATGCACGTTTGCCTGGAGAAAATCGCAGACAAAGACGCGGTACAGTGGCTGTAGATGATACCGCTCCAGTTGGGCCAGAAGAATCTTTGAAAGACTTTGGCGAGGATGCCTTAAATGTCATAGCGGAATTAGCCGCCTCGGCCAATCGGTCAGTGACAGAATTTATTGATTTTGTGGGTCCAGATACTCTAAATGCAATGTTGAGATTAGCTGGCAGTGATAGTCAGGTGCCCACTTTGACAGGTGCGCTTGAATCAACAGGTATTCAAGGAGGATTTATGGAGCCTGGGACGGGAAGGGATATTGTCCAAGCTCTCGGTCAAACTGTTACAGCGGGAGGAGGTCTCGTAGGGGTCGGAGCAAGGAATCTAACTAAGTTTCCGGGGATGGCTGCTGAATTTATTGGAGTTGGTACGCAGTCTCCGGTACGCGGAGCCGCTCATACAGCTACTAATCTTATTCCAGGTGTTAATACTGTCCCTCCCTCTCAAACAACCACTCCTCGGGATGTGAGTATTCCGTCTAATCAACAACTGCTTCCTAGTGAGCAGGTTCAAAATATCCAACAAGATATTGCCCACGCAAGGGGGGATGTTTCCACAGCATCTACAAAAACCACCCCTGCTGGCGAAGTGGTGATGGATAAAAAGGCGCGCGAAGTTATAAAAGGAGGAATGAGTGAAGGTGCTGTGGCTATGATAAAGGCAGCTCCTCCTGCTGCTAAATCAAAAATGCTTAAGATGGTGGATAGACTTGATGCTGGGCTCTCTAATCAGCGCATACGGCTCACAGAGCGCCCTGGGGACGTGGTAGGCAACTCTCTATCTCAGCGTATCAGGATTGTTAGTAAAGCCAATAAGAGAGCTGGTAAGCAGTTAGACAGCGTTGCTAAAGGACTCAAAGGACAAACTGTAGATGTTTCTTTTGTGGTGGATAAATTCTTGTCTCAGCTTGAAGGAAAAGGAATTACCGTTAAAAACGGTATCCCGAATTTTGAAGGCTCCGATATAGAAGGGGTAGATGAAGCTCAACGGATTGTTAAAAACCTTCTTAAGCGGATGTCTAAGACGAAAGCTCCAGATGCATATGATGTCCATAGAATGAAGAAATTCATTGATGAGCAGGTAGATTATGGAAAAGGCAAAGGTGGTCTCAGCGGTACTATGGAAAACATGGCAAAGGGTCTGCGCCGTGATTTAGATGAACTCCTTGATATTAATTTCCCTGATTATGATGCTGTCAACCAGAGTTATGCTGAAACCGTCTCTGTATTAAACGGGATTCAAGATATTGCGGGGAAGAAAATAGACCTTCTAGGCCCCAATGCTGATTCCGCAATTGGCACCCTATCCCGTAGATTATTGAGTAATGCACAAAGCCGAGTTCCTTTGCAGAATAATCTGGATGAATTGGATAAGGTCGCCCAGAAATACAATACGGATAAAATAGATCTGGATGATGACATTATTGTTCAGGTCGGTTTTGTTGATGAATTAGAAAAGCTCATGGGCCCCTCCGCCCCAACCTCTCTTTTCGGAGAGGTCGCTAAAGCTGGGATGGGAGGGGCACAGGAGAAACTGGGTGTAGCAGAACGCGGCGTAAAGGCTGTATTTGGAAAAGATGAGAAAAGGAAACTCAAAGATATTCGTGATCTATTGAGTGAGTAGGCCGATCCCTATTAGATGAACAAGTAATCAGCAACTGTATCCAGTGTCTGATCAATATATTCATTGGATTGAGTCATTGATACCAGTACGTCCCCCTGAGTAGATTCAGAACGTTCCAGTCTCTCTACCCAGAAATCAAACCCTGCTTGATCTGGCGAACGACCGAACACTTCTTCATACATATGGGTGACAAATTCAGTACTGCTCACTGTTCCATTTTCGTTAGTGTCAGTGTTGCTAATAAACTCATCTGAATTAACAAAGCCTGCAGCCATGCTTGGAAGTGTCTGGTCTCCCCACTCAATCTGATCAGCCCACCACTCAAAACCATTTTTGTCCGGAAGACGGCCTAATGCTCCCATATAGGTGCGGTAGAGCTGTGCATCCTCCGCGTCTACAACGAAACCTTGAGGACTCCAGATAGCATTGTCATAATTTGAGGTATCCGGATCTATGATATAAGCCGTTTCCACCACAGGGGTCTCGTCAACAAGCGTATCGTCAGCAATTATGACCTCATCCACCACTTCATCCACGACAACATCTTGAACTTCCTGATTGTCCACTCCTCCTATCAATACCACTCCCGAATCATTCCACGCGTAAGGAGCATTAATTGAAAGGTAAAACCATCCATCATTCTCAGGCATAAAATTTATGAGACTGGCTTCATAGGGTTCACTGTAAGCATCTGATCCAGGCTGAGTTCGCATGAGATAACCGTCTGCATCGTAGAGAGAAAGGTCGGGGGACAGCCAAGACCATCCATTGGGGTTTTGTTGACCAACAATGAAGCTGTAAGTATCGCCTGCCGATAAATAAATTGGGGCTATATCTGTATCATCATCGCGACCAAAATTATCTTTGCCACCGATTGTGAAATATCCACTCCACATATAATCAAAATCCCATCCGGGAGTATATTCTCCGTTCATAAAGATTAACTCATTATAGGATTCTTCCTCTGCTGAAAAAACTAGGAAGACTGCAGCATCTGTATCTGTCCAGCCGTTTACTCTATTGCTCATTATTATTTCCCCTTATTGAAAGGGCATATCTAAACACAGATATAGATGCAGGGAGTACTGTGGTTATTAACAGTATGGACAGATAAAAAGAAGGCTTACGACTGCCAGGATTCCCGCTAAAAAACCACTCCAGTTAAGGGACAGCCGTAAGCCAGTAAACTTAATCAGAATGGAATATCATCCTCTGGAAAATCACCTTCTGGCTGTTGGGGATGCTGAGAAGGTGAAGCAGCTTCCCGTGCAGGAATTATCCCATCATTATGTGCCTGTTGCTTAGGCTGCACTGAGAGGGACTGATACCTCACTCCCTTCTCTGAAGTGTTGGTCCAGGCTGATATCCAGTACTCAATACCAGCAACCATGATGCTCCCTTTCATGTGAGGGTGAGTATCGGTCTCGCGCTTATCATTCTTGAATAGTGCGCCTGAGTTGTCTTTTTGTTCATAAGCCATATTACTTTACTTCCTTTAATAGTGATTTGATAGCTGCACGTTCTCGTGAGCCAATATGAGGCCAGATACCTTCTTTCTCATCTGGCGTAAGATCAGCCCATATTCCTTGCACTGCTTCTGCATTTGCGTTAGCTACTTCAGGCAAAAGTCGCTCAAGGATGGGCTGTGCAAAATTATGAGTTAATACTTCGGCCTTATCATGCAAGGATTGCACATACCGATTATCTTCAAACATTCCAAGAAAAACATCAGCATTGAAGCCAAGCCGAGAAAGGGCTTTCGTGATCATGTCTGTCTCTAGTTTCTTCGCAAAGTCGCCGTCAATCTTTCCCTTCTCCGACACATAGGGAATAGAACTATTGACATAAAATGCTCCATCAGGAAATGAAAATAATCCCTGACTCATGCAAAGTTTTACATCTTCAATTAGTGTATGTGTAAGGCTTGATCTAAACCCCCACTCTTGACCATAAGGCCCCCATATCTTTGTAGCATGTTTGATCTGAGAGTAGGCATCAATAGCATTAAACTTACGCCCGAAACTTACTTCTTTAACAAAAGCGGGATCTGATTCTTGAACCGATTCCCATAGGTCGAGACCTTTGTTTTCACTCATCGTTTCTCTCCAAAATTAGTAAGGTGGTACTTCTCTTTTCGCTTCCAGCTCATATTCGTGACCATAACCTGCAAGGAATAGCTTAGACGCACTGGGAGGACACGGAAGGCCTCTTATGCAAGCATCCATCCCGTCAGCCCAGTCCCCATAAGATTGCTTGGTAGCCTCTGAGGCGTTATCTAGGGTATCTCTGAATATAGCGTCAAATGATGCTTCAAATGAATTATTCATAAATGTTTTATATTCCTCCGCTTCTTTTCTGCTCCAGTCATATGTAGTCGAGCAATAGAATCTACATTGCTGCTAACCCCAAAGGGTATTTTATGAATTCCACCACCACCGCTAAGAAAGTTAGCAACTTGTTCAGCTATTATCTTCTGCCTATCATGTGAAGGTTCAATGGCTTCAGTCATTTTCTTTCGGTTGACTATTTGGATTTCATGTCTTGTCATCAGATAACCTTTCCTTAATCTCATCCCAGCTCAAACCAGCTTCCTCTTGCATGGCCATACGATCGGCTTGTGCTGAGAGCTTGTAGAGCATGTCATTGAAGAAATCGCTAGCAAAATAGGGATTACGAGCTGCATGGTTAAATAGGTCTTTAACGTGGCCCTCTTCATATGCCCACTCTTCCAGAAAACAAGACTGAGTATTTCTCAGCATCCAACTTTTACGCTTCTGAGCATAGGCAAGTCTATCTAGGCATTCCTGGCCTGACATCTCTCTACCCCCATCGTATTCAATCTCGGCTAGTTCGTTAGCTGTTTGCATTGTTGTTTCCCTCCATCTTTACCAGTCGTAGACGGGCATAGGAGCGTTCTTCCTCAGTAATTTCTTGAGCCGGTGAGCCGTCAAAATTCATGCGATGAGTACATGTTTCAAACATAGCTAAGTAAGTAGGATGACTACAGCGCCTTGCGATTCTAAAATGCAAACGAGACCTCGATATTTCTTCTGGCTTTCCCTGCATGGCTTGATCGGAAAAGCCAATCGCCAGTGGAACCCACTCCTCCCAAGCCTGAGATACTGAGAGATAGAGGTGCTCTTTGGAAGCAGCCTTATCTGGGGACTTTTTCTTAGGAGGGACTGTTTCTTCCTCCCCTTTCAAGTCAAGATTATCTATCTGTTTTTTTAAAGATAAAGTTTCACGCGTCATTTTTATTACTCCGGAAGGTAGGTTTCAGGGTGAAAAAAAGTCCTACAAAAACCATTCAAACCCGCATGGTTATTGGGGGGTATTTGGGGTATTTTGTAGGACAAAATGGCTTGAAAGCCGCGTATTTCCTCAATAGCATCCCTGGCTACGAACCAGGGGGTCGCAGATTCGAATTCTGCCGGGCGCACCATATAAGATACTGAATTATAAAGATTTAATTTTAACATACTGGATATATCCACAGTATGAGTTTTAGAAAGTCCAACAAAAAGTCCAACAAAAATGAAGAGGTAATACATGTCTAATCCTAAGTTAGCTACTTTTATTGATCGTCTTGAGGCAGTGATGCTTGACGCAGGCGTAGAGCCAGAACAGTTAAAAGCCACAATTTGTGCAATATGCGACATACCGTCAGTGGATGATTGGTTTAGTGGTTTCACGCAATCTCCCCCCGCTGAGAATGTTGCTGCTCTTTCTGTCTATTTCAAATCTGATTGTGTTTGGCTGATCACTGGTAAATACTCTAGCGAACAAGTCGTATGTGACCGTCATACTGACGAGGTATTTTCTTGCACGTTGCTTAACCAAAGAATGGAAGCTAAAGAGCTGAAAGTCATACGAAATTATGAGGACTAGATCAGAAGCTAAGTATTTTAGGAGAAATTTACTATGAAAAAGAAGGCCACTCGAAAAGAAACTGCGGAATGGATGGCTAATCATGAAATGCTCACTTTGACTGAAATAGCATTGATATTGGGCGGCTTTAATCCGGCTGACATAGAAGTGGATAAAGACGGAAATCCAAATCTATCCTCAGAAAAAAGTAAAATAAAATATAAAGAAGCTAGAGAGGAGGCTCTAGCGGCGGTCAACTCAGGAGAGTTAGGTTTCACTAATCGGTAGCTCCTATCTTCCGTAGCTTCCGGTTATAAACCTTGTGCATAAGAGGGGACTTATGACCGGCAAACTGTTCACCCTTCATATCTGAATAGCCCTTGGCCTTGAGATCGTGGAAGGTGAAATGCTCACCACCTTGAGCCTCAACCTTGTCCATCAATCTACGCCATGCACTTTTAAAGCCAGACTCGTTGATAGGCTGTCCACGTTTGTTGTGGATTAGGTAGGCACCAGCTATCGGTGCAGGGGCACTACTATGGAGCGCTCTCGCAAAGCTGACAGCGCCCTCCAGTCGTTTCGTCCAGGTTGTAATTTCCCCCTCTGAGCCCTTATTCCTTGTGAGCGATATACCCTCCCTTCCAATATGTTTGTGGGTAAGACCCGCAATTTCTTTGCGTCTAGCCCGACAGAGGACAGCCAACTCCATGAAGGCAGCGATGTAAGGCGACCCTCCTTCCATTGCATAGCGGATAGCAACTGTATATTCATCGTCCGTAACATAACGTGTCCTCGGTTCCTCTTTGTTCAGCTTGACCTTCTCGCAAGGGTTATCCCTTACAGCGTCATAACGCTCTCTAGCCCAGTTGAAGGCAGATTTTAAATACTGGATATGGCGATTAGCGGCTACAGGTGCATGATCACCATTCGCTTTTCTGTAGTTGTCCAAGTATCCACGTATGGTTGTACGCTTGATCTTGGCATAGGGCATATCACCAAACTTCCTACGGCGTACTACAGGGTAGGATAGGAGTTTGAGGCGGTATGCCTGATAATCTATCTGGGTTCTTGGGACCAATCCCTGGAACTGGGTGGAGTCGTGGTATACGCTCAGAAGCCATGAGAGCGTGTCTGTGGCTTGATCAGTGACCCGTAGGTAGTTCTCCCAGATTTGGGCATCTGTGGCTGGAGCCTTGCACAGTACTATCTCTTTAGCGCGTAGATAGCGGCCATCCACTTTGCCCAGATATTCCTTCCAGACAATGCGACCTTTTGACTCGTAAACATTTTTGGGCCACTTATTTTTACTGTGGGATCTCTTAGCGCCCATGATCTAGATCCCAGTCGTTTTCTTCATTCAGGCTAGCATCTATCTGGGTAAGAGTAGTCAGGGGTTGGCCGCCTTTGCCTTTGCGCCACCTGATACCGCTATCCTCCAACCAAGCAATTATCCGGGCTTCTTGGTCAAAGCCGGTATATTCCTTCAGCGCTTGTAGGTTGTAGAGCATGGGTCCAGTAAACCAAAGTGGACTCAGGTAGTCAAACAAATTTGACTATAAATAATAAATATTTTTCTCCAGGCATAAAAAAGCCCTCCGAAGAGGGCGCAAATGGACATCTGGTTCCTATTCAGCTGTGGTGCTGTTCCCATCACTACGATAAATGCCCAGTTTGTTAATCATGAATTGCCCAGCATTCAATCCTGTAATTCCATAGATTTTCGTGCCAGTGCTTTCTTCAGTCTCATATGCGTCATACATATAAAGCCTATATTTTTTCCCGACGATGAGTCGAGGAACCCCTTCATATTTTTTATCGACTAGATTGCCCCACTGACGCACGAATATACGGTCACCTGTTAACACAGGCTGGATGTTGCCGTTAGGCTCTATGTTATGGCCACGCTGTACATTATCGATTGTGGCGGAGTGGAGCATGTAATTTTCAGTGAATTCACCATTTGCGCCAATGTAGTGAATCTTATGGCCGTCTAACGAATAGTCCACGGTGACATCAGCTATTATTTGCGCCTTCCGATCAACTTTGGCCATTGTCGTCATAATCATGTGATTTGGAATGCTCTCAGCCGCGATTGGTGAACTGATAGCTAGTAGTAAGATGAGATATTTCATAATTTCTCCTAGTAGGCTCGGTCTATTACGTCTTTTGCTTGTTCGGTAATCCCGCAATGATGTGCTGGAGTAATACCAGGGCATCCAGATGCGTGCATGAGTTCTGCTTGTGAGATATCGACATCCTCATCGTCTCGGTCATCTACATATTCGTGGTCGTTGTGATCTAATCCGTAACAGTGACCTAATTCATGTAAAACCAACATGTACTTGAAGGCAGCAGATTTGTTGTTCGCATTCGTACCTATATTTATGGAGCACTCAATGTCATTACTTCGATTGACTGAGGCGCAGGCAAAGCCGGGTATACAGGCACTCGGCATTTGGTCATCATCTTGGAAAATCCTAACGCGCTCAAAGCCTGCATCAATCATGACAGGGTTGATATCTGCTTCTTCGGCCCAGTCATTGACGGCTGATATGACAACATTCGTCCAGTAGCCGGGTAGTGTTTCCTCGCTGTTTGTCGTGATGGCTACACCTAGTGACGAAGTGGTAGCTCTGCCCGCCGAGAGATTCCAGTGCTGCACTGCGAAAGCAGGGGTAGAAATGGGGATTAGTAGGCTGGCAAGTATAAGTATTTTCATTTTTATTTCCTCTTAGGTGATGGTGAATTCTATTAATTATGCCAGTTTGAGATCGGGCGGCATATATCCATAGAAGTGGGCCGTTTGAATACTCCCTACATTAACTGGAACTCCCTGATCCAGATGCTCTCCTATGGCTTGTTTCCGCTGCTCATCATACTGAGTAGATGTTTCCCCCCATAGAAGCCAAACCGGATCAGCATGGAAATGGTCCGTTATAGCTTTAATGTGGTCAACAGTAGGAGTAGCCGTATCGCCATTAAACCATTTACTCAAGGCTTGCTTGCTAAGGCCAGTAATTTCCGTAATTTTGCTTCTTACCTTATCGGGTGGTACTCCGTGTTCAAGTATTAGCTGTTCAATCCGCTGCGTGATTGGCCCGGGAATGGTAGTTGAATCAGTCATTTTTAATACCGCTTTGTTAGTCACAGTTGTATTTTCCTTCTTTGTTCGTCCACTGTCGTTGCCCTAGCGGGTCAACTTTGGTAGACTGGCTCGAAATTGAATGGAGTCATCAATGACTATTAAGCAACTTATTCGATATTACGGGGACAATAGGACGGCGGCTTCTGCAATTGGGGTTACTAAGCAGTCTCTTTCCAAATGGAAGAAAACCGGTATCCCAATTTTGCGCCAGCACTATATCCAGTCCCTTACTAATGGGGATCTGAAGGCTGTTAAGAAATCCCCATGAAAGATATCCCCGTAAAAGCGCTTCTCACCCCAGGCCAATACAGGCGCATGAAGATTGTTATGGAAGCGCGAGGATTTAGTGAATCTGGCTATATCCGACATGTGATTCTCAATGATATCTCCGGAACTGAAGAGCTAGTTTCTCAGATGCAGCGGCTTACCGGCAGTACTGAAAGAGACATGAAACAGTCCATAAAAAGGACTGGTAAATAAAAGATGTCCTTATTGTTCACAGCTATGAAAGCCGAAATTCCTAATGGAGTGGCTAAATCTGTGTTTATCCATCTGGTTGATCGGGCCAATAAGCAAAACCAATGCTATCCAGGGATGGCAAGATTGGCGAAAGATTCGGGGTTCCACCGCGCCACTGTTATTCGTTCAATCCAGTATTTAGAGGAAAATGGATTTATTTCCATCCAGCACCGCTTTGAAAATGGCATAAAAATAACCAATCTGTATACCATTTCAACTCCCATAAACACCGTAGTAGCAGAGAGCGACAACGTAGTAGCAGACAGCAACCACGTAGTAGCAGACAGCAACCAGGGTAGTAGCACAGAGCAACTAGGGGTAGTAGCAGAGAGCTACATAGAACCTCCCATTAAACCTCCCAATGAAACTCCCATTAAAAGAATAGATCAATCTGCGCTTGATCCGGACTATTTTGAAATGTTCTGGAATGCTGGAATGAACAAGGTAGGAAAGAAAAAAGCTTGCCTGGCGTTCAAGAGAACAATCAAGACAAGTAATCAAGCGTCCGAAGATTTCACTAACATGCTTATTCGAGATATTGAGAAACGATTGGCGACTGATCAACTGGGGTTTGCTGAAATGCATCCCACTACGTATCTCAATGGTGAGCGCTGGGCGGATGAATATCATAGTCCCCAAGCTACAGACAGTACCCGCGTTAGAAGTTTGGCTGATGATTTGAATGATAGAAGCTGGGCTGATAAATCCCCTCCCACTGAGTCATATATTAAGGAATCAACTTATGAACACTGAATTAACACAATCTGGTGGAACAATTATTGAAGTAAACGATATTCCGTTGGCTGAGTTAGCTGAGAGAATAAAAATATTGCTTGAAAGGATTAGGACAAATTCAGGCAACGATATTTGGGAGGTTGGAGAGTTATTAAGATTAGCTAGATTAGATATGCCGAGTAACGAGTTATTTGGTAATTGGTGTTCGCTAAATTTTAGCGGACATTCTCGCCCGACACTCTATAACTATTGCCAGTTAGCGGATCAATTTGGTGATCGTAAGGAGTTAGCAGATATCATTCCTCAGTCGGGATTATATTTATTGGCTCAAGATAAATGTGATGAATTCAGGGAAGAAATTATTGAGGAATTCCAGAGTGAAGAAAAGGTTAGTTATAAGCAAGTCCAGGACGCTATCAAATCCCATAAGCCTACTGTTGAGAAAGTAGAAACTACCAAGTCCTACAAGTTAACCCATCCTCAAATATTTTTGATTTGGAAGGCACTGAACATGATGGAACTGGGCGCTTCAGAAGACGACAAGATTTTGATCACTGAGATTAAGGGAATTCTTGGAGAACCGTTATGAATCCTGTTTACCACGCCATAACGAATACTGATAGCCTCCTAGCTGCTCATCAAGAATTAGATATTATTTGTGGCCAACATCCGCTGGTAGAAATGGTATTGACTACGGATCAGAAAAGGTCTGTTCAGCAGAACAAATATATCTATTCACTCTACTCTCTGGCTACCCATACTCCCAAAGGGGAAGGACATAAGGCTTTAGATATTCGTTGTATTTGTAAGCTGACAAAGGGAGTGCCAATCCTCTACACGGAAGATAAGGAATTTAGAGAGATGTATCAGGCTAATATCAAGGCATTTTCCTATGAAGATAAGATTAGGATTATGAGCTTTTTCCCGGTTACTTCCCGTATGACACTCCCTCAGCTATCCCAATACATTGATGCCATTATTGAAGAGTATGAACTACCGAAGACTCAATCATGAGAAAGTGTAAAGTCTGTGACGGGGAGTTTGAACCTAAATACAACACTACTCAGCGAGTTTGCGGGGTGCCATGCGGTATAGTCGATGGCAGAAATAACAAGCGCAAGAAAGCTGATAAGGCTCACGCCAAGCGCAAGAAGGAATTCAAGCTTAACGATGTTGCCGCTCAGCACAAGTTAACGCAGCCCAGGTTCAATCTAATGAGGCGCATGGAAGAAGCAGCATACTATCAACGTATGGGGAAGAGGCTCGCATGTATATCATGTGAACGCGCTGCTACGCTTTTCCAAGGCGGCCATTTTAAGCCCGTAGGATCTCATAGTGAACACAGATATGAGCCCAAGAATGTCCATCTCCAGTGCATACCCTGCAATAACTACAAGAGCGGGAATTCAGAAGGCTACATCAAGGGATTAGCCAGACGATATGGTGATCATGAGGCACTCCTGATCATTGATATGCTGGAGCAGCGTAAAGTCAAGAAGTGGACAGGCCCTGAGTTAGTGGCTATGCGGAAGGAATTCAATGCAAAAATCAGAGAATTGGAGTTAGCCCATGAATAAGGTAAAATACGCTATGAATATTGAAGACTCAAGACGCGAAGGACTACACCTCCTGGAAGCCTCATTCATACTGTATATCGCAGCCCTTGTAGTAATAACCAAAGAGATTTGGAGTAAGTGGTGAGGGATTGAAATATCTACTTCACATGACAATGCTCAGTGCAGTAGTTACCCTATTTGTTATACTAGGTGACATAGATCTCATATGGGATTTAATCGACAAGCTTCAGGAGTTGTTTAGATATGCCCCATAAATACCCCGGAAAAGGTGAACGTATGAAGACTAACCACGGTAAGAAAGGCAAGATGTCCGCAGCTAGCTACGCCAAGATGGACAAGAAGAAAGGCAAGAAGAAGACCGGTAAGAAGAAATCTGGCGGTATGAGCTATACATAATGGCTAAGCTCAACGCTAAAGCCCGCAAGAAGATACCCAAGGGGGAGTTTGGCTTACCAGGCTCCCGTAAATATCCGATGCCAGACAAGTCTCACGCTGCTAACGCGAAGGCTAGAGCTACTCAGATGGTCAATAAGGGTAAGCTGTCCTCATCAGCCAAGGCTCAAATAGACGCCAAGGCCAACAAGATACTGGGTAAGAAGAAAAAGCCTAAGAAGTCAGACGGTATGACTTACAGCTGAGCTGCAACAGCCTCTTCTTCCTCTTCAACAACAGGATTCACTTGCTCCATCAGATAGTCCAGGAGCTCCTGGGTCCTCTCTTCAGACAATTGAATAGCTTGATCCTTAGAGAACCACTCAATAGAAAGAGCGCCAGTACTCTTACCATATTCAAAGGTCGCGTAGTTATTACTCAACCCCTCAGAGTTCAGTGATATCTTTACATCATCCAGAACCCCACTGATCTGTTCATACTTAGCCTTCCAGGACGCCTCTTTAGCTTGAGACTTCTCTAAACGCTTAGTCAGTTGAACAACCAATTTCTTATCAGTCTTGAGCTGAAGTATCTGATCTTTAGCTGTAATTCTCATGTCTAATACCTGTAGTGGTGAATTAACCTAATAATGTGTAGTATAATAGGGATATACTCTAATATTAAGCGATTTATAGCCTATGAGCATTTCAAAGGAAGATCACGAAAAATATGCGGCGTTATCCCCACTTAGAAATATTCTTTAAAATCAATCACTTGGGAATAAAGTATCCATTATGAGTAGAGCTCCAGGAATCCCCAACAAGAACAAGCAACGTCTTCTCAATGCGGCCCGGGCTGAATACGGTGATGATTTCGATCCTGTCATGCAGATGATCAAGAATGCCTCCACTATGCAGCTACTGACGGATGGTTACGTAAGCGCTCTGGAAGAAACAGCTTCAGTTGATCAGATATCAAAGGTCACTGATGCGTTGAAAGATGTGATAGAGGCTTGGAACAAAGTAGCTGTCTACATAACGCCCAAGCTTAAGGCTATTGAGCATACTGGCGCTGATGGTGGCCCCATTGATATGCACTGGACAGTTAACGTCTGTGAGGTGAAAGAACCTTATGAGGTTCCTGCTTAATGCCTCAACCTAGACCTATAGATGAATGTTGCACCTATGAAGAAGCTAATCATTGGTTGAGACATGACTATAGTTTGGGTCAATTGTTTTGGCGGTTCTCTACAGGCCCAGTCAAAGCTGGGTCTCGGTTCGGTCACATGAATGATGCTGGATATCAGCGCGGCCAGCTCAATGGGCTCCCCTACCTCGAACACCGACTTATCTATTTACTTGTCCACCATAAATGGCCAGATGAATTAATTCTGCATGAGGGAGGAAAAGAGGGCGGCAATCATATAGCAGGTCTTTCTAGCGGATCTAACCGAGAGAACTCGCTGAATCAATGTATACCCATCAATAATATGAGCGGTGTTATGGGTGTTTGCTGGATGAAAGATAGAGATTTGTGGCGCGCTCAAATAAGGGTTCACTACCAACAAATAAATTTAGGTGCCTTCGAGAACTTTGAAGACGCCGTAAAAGCCCGTAAGGAAGCAGAAATTGAATACGGCTTCCATCCTCTACACGGTAGGTTAGCCGCTAATGGCTAACACTATCCGTGGAGCTATCACCAACACAATCAAGATGGATATCGTCATTCCCATCGTCCTCATCGTATCTGCTTGGATCCTACGCACAGGTAACTGGGATGATACGGGTCATTGGGAAGACGAACAGAACTGGATAGATTAGGAATCATATATGGCTACAATTGACCAAATTGCTGATGGCGAATCAGGCCTATCCGTAAGAGAAAAGCTTAATCAGGTCCATGATCAGATAGTAGAGATCAGCGCTGGTTACATACAGGTCCAGGCTGATGATGTAGTGATCGGCACAGCAGCCGTAGCATTCGACATTGATTTACTGTCTGTTACAGCTGCTCCTCCATCTGATGCCATCAAAGCTCTGACAGTCTTTAATCTCCCTGGATCAGTAGCAGATATCACATTACTCCCATTTGGTGCTGAGACCATTGACGGACTTACAAGTCTGGTCATCACGCCTGGTATGGTTGCCACGATCACGCCGACGAGTACTGAATGGATTACTCACCCGGGTGGTATCGTTGATTCAGTGAATGGTTCAACCAATATCACTATCAGTGGTCCAGCTGAAGACCCTATTGTTAGCTTGAATACTGAGATTACAGGTACTCGAGTTAATGGTGTGATGCTCAGTAGTACGGGGAGTGCGGGTGACTTTCTACAGGCAGACGGCGGTTATTCACTGATTAACACAAGTGTTACCGGTGGAAACAACATCACTAACAGTGGCACAGCAGCAGCTGCCGTATTGGATTTAGACTCTATTATTACAGGTATGACGGTTAATGGAGTTGTCCTCAATTCTGCAGGGGATAACTTCGAGTATCTGGCTGAGGATGGCCAATATACGGTGCCTACGGGCAATATCGTTGAGGTCAGCACTGCATACACTCAAGTAGTCCGAGATGATGTGATCATAGGTACGGGTGGCGTAGCCTTTACGATTGACCTAATTCTCTTATCAACAGCGGTAAAAGCCATCACGATCCGCAATGATGCCACTGCGACAATCACGCTTGATGGTAATGGCGCTGAGACCATTGAAGGGAATGCTACCTTTGCTCTTGCGCCTGGAACCAGCATTATCCTTGTGCCTACGAGTGGTACTGACTGGGTTGAGGTAGGTGAAGCGGGTATTCAGAGTGTGCAGGCTGGCACTAATATCAGCGTAGACAATACTGATAGCGCCAATCCTGAGGTCTCTGTTATTGCCAACATGCAGAATCAGGCTGTCAATAACGTGACATTGACTGACGCTGGTTCAGGAGGTGTGAACTATCTGGATGATAACGGTGATTACAGCATCCCTCCTCAGACCGGAGCGCAGAAAGCCTTACTGACCCTCCAGGCCTTCACTGAACAGGACATCATTGATGAGTTAGGATCTGGTCCAATATGGAATCTATCTGGATATAACCTTCAGATAATGGCCAACATCACGCTGAGTACGAACAATAACTTCCTGATTGATACCGCTGGGGCAACTGTTGAGGGTGTTGATAGGAATCTCTCGTCTATTACAGGTGATAGCGGGCAAGCATTATTTAACTTCACAGCTGATAGCGCCTCGGATACTGATCTTCAGTTTCGTCTAAGCAACGTGACTCTTACTCAAAGTGGAATAGGAGGGCTGTTAAGGCAAGATGGTACGCGCTTCATTGTAGAGTTCGACAACTGCGGGCTCACTGGCAATACGACTGGCGGTAATATCACTTTATTCAATGGTCAGTTTATTGGCTTTAGTGATGGTGTTCTTCAAGGAGGGTCCAGCATTACGCAAGGTGACGGCACAAGTGGTAGCCCAGGGGTTGAGTTCATATTCTTCCGTAAGAACTTTTTAGGCATCACTGATCTATTTGCTAATGACCAGCGCTTCATTGAATTGCTCCCTAATTCAGTTACCAAGCGCATATCTGCTGAGACATTCTCAATTCAGATCAATCCTGACTTTGGCTTTACAGCTCAGCGGACGGGCGGGATTGGACTCTATATCCATAAGGGCGCTCAGGTAGACATCCTTAACTATATGGGTGGGGGCTTTAATCCATTGCATGCCAGTTCTCGACAGATTGCTGTAGAAGATCCTAGTTCTGTGAAGTTTGGCCTGATGGGAGGTAATACATTTGAGGGCGCTGGCGAGTTGTATCAGTTTGAATCATCTACCCCGGATTCCACGATTGCATTAGATAATGTATGGGGACTGGGATTTGATGGAACCAATCTGCTGGCCACCTCTGATGACAATAGTGGCAGTTCTACGCTGGTTCAATATACGGGACTGACTTCTACCCCTTTGAGTACGATCGCCTCTCCTGATAATCGGCCTACTGATGTAGATTGGTTAAGAGGCAATATGATTAGTCTGGGTAAGGAGACTACGCAAGGTATTGTTTATCTACATGACGGTTTTAGCACTACGATTGATGATCAGGTGAGTCTCTCCGCAGTGGGGATTGCTTTTGGACGCGGATTAACCACAGACGGCACCAATATTATTATTGTTGATTCTATAGCGCGAGAGGTTCATGTATTTGGTGCTGATTTCTTCACGGCCACTACGCCTGTTGCAATAAAGATTTTCACTGTCCCTGGCACAGGCACGTTAAATGGATGCAGTTATGACGGCATTAACCTCATTCTGAGTGACTTTGGTAACAATACTATTCTCGTTATGAAAGGTATCAGCCCTATTATCCAATATGAATTTGCCTCTCAAGCAACAACCCTATTGGGTGTTACAGTTTTACCTACTGGGTATGCGGAGTCTGATGAAGTAGCTGAAACTATTGATATATTCGATGAATCTCTCACCTTTGACCAAAGCTCTCCTAATTGGGAAATAATGGGGAATGTTGGAGACCAGGAGCAGATTAAGGTCGATCCTATCAATGACACGCTCTGGACTACGAGCAATAGCGGTACTGTCGATGATACGGGCGCTGTCTTGACGCTGACTAACGGAGCTGCTGCGGTAGGTACGGCAGACTTCCCTCTTGAATGTGTTCCCGGTCATACCTATCGTGTAACGAATGGCTATACGCCTGGAACCTCAGCTACTGCGGGCTTTGCCATTCTTGATGAAGCGCTTGCTACTGTGGTCTCTGATACGGTGTCGGTTGCTGGTGATGTTGTGTTGACGTTTAAGGCCCCTGATCAGGCTATGACGTTTAGATTCACTAATCCTCCTGCAGTGAGTGGAGAGACCTCCATCCTTACCTCTCTCACTCAGATTGATGAGAGTTATAAGATTATTGAGTCCTCCGATAAGGGCGGTAGCATCTTTAACGATGTAACTGCTAGACCGTTCTCGCCTGTTCTCGCCCAGAATGTTCTCTCGGATGTCAGTGATGGAGGAACCGATATCTTCTACGGGCCCTTTACATCCCGAGAGAAAGGACGGCTATCTGATGAGGCCAATGGCACTGTGACGATTACCAGTGTGCGAGACAGCGGCCAGACCATTCAAGGCTCCTTTGTTGCCATGATTGCATCGGCTGGAACAAATCAATATGAGGCCCTCATTACCATTAATGGAGAGCCTCAAGAGGATAGTGTGGGGACGAATGTCTGGATTGGTAATAACGATGTCCGCACAATTACGACCCAAGCGATCACGCGAGATGTGACCGACACTGACGAGATCAAGCTTCAGGTAAGACCGATTGGTCAGTCCAACAACTTATCAGTGCTTAGATGCGCTGTCTCCCATACGGAGTAGAGACTATGAATAAATATGTAATAGGTTTGATGATGATGCTTACAGCGTCATTTGGATTTGCCGATTCTAGTGCGAATGGGAAGATGGAGGTGAGTGATTACTATATCCATGATGGCATGTATGTGACTGACACTACGGGCCTTTATGTGGTGGATTCCCGCGTAAAAGGAATAGCCCCTGGATGGCCACTTTCTGTTATTGAATATGAACTTGCTGACGACTATATAGGTTTAATCCCTATGACAGCTCAGATGGGCAATGGAGCCAATTATATTGAGACTGGCGAGTGGATCTCCTGGAGTTATACGGAGGGATATTATAAAGACCCGGACTGTACAGATGATTATGTAGCCCCTCAGTTTTATGAAGATGATGTGGTGTTTATACGGCGAGAAGGCGCTGAGCGTACTTATTCTTTCTATTTGATAGATCGTACGGCAGATATGATTAGTACGGATGTCTATTACATTAAGCTCTCCAAGAGCTGTAAAGGACCCCTGCTTGCTGATGTTCTGATTAATTTTTATTACGTCACGGCTATTTTGGATGAGATTCCCGATTTGAAGTTTACAATTTCGGCGCACTAATGACTGCTCCCATCATCATTGAAGAGTTCACTTTCAAAGGCGCTGCGTCTATTGAAATCCCTCTGACTAAGAAAGAGATATATCCTCGTTATAAACTATCAGTAACGAAACTAGCTCTGGATGATGAGGCTAGTATTGAGATGCTATGGGGACAGAATTCGGGTACTCATATTCCTAGTTATGTCACAGATGTAACCTGGGAAGCGAATCAGGGTGATGATGGCAAGCGAGTGACATGTCCTATTGCTGAGAGCATTGATCTTGTTGGGCGTCCCATTGAGAAAGACCTCCCTCATCAAGTTATCCTCTTGATTGATATTGAAAGAACCAAAGATGGTGAGATTACAATGACGTGGGAGACTGCATTTTGCAGTGCTGAGGGTAAGTTCTTCGCCAGTAAAGGGAAGGCCTTCACAAACTTTCGGCGCATTAATCATATGAGAATATTCCCCTCTATTCCTACGTGGATGGATGGAAATATGAAACTAATTGGATACACAAAGTGAGGACATTTTATGTCGAATAAGAACGGTGTAATTTCATATGTTCTGGGAGGATCAACAGCAGCCTTTACTATTCCTCCTACCGCTGCTGATGGTCAGCCGGGAATCACCTATTCAGGTGAGAATGTCCGAGTGACTCTTAGCGGTGATTTTTTGCCTACAGCATTGCGGGTAACAGTGCAGGAAAACATGGGTCTGGGAGGATGGGTAGACCATATTGATGATAATCAAGCTGATGCAGTTTTTAGTGCGGTAGGAGGCGCAGTGTTTCAGCTCCCGGCAGGCAATCAAATTCGCTTGAGTATCACGGGTGCAGACAGTACCACTAGCTCCGGTACTAGCGCGCTTTATTACCGCATAACAGATATGGCATAAGGAGAGAGTAGAATGTCTAATCTTAAAGGATTAACGGGTTTAATAACTGGCGATGGGCAGTCTAGTGAACATCAGATTGCCGCGGGCCCTTGCAATATATTTTTAGATGGTGACTTTGACGGGGCGACTGTTGCCTTAGAAACCACTGTTGGCGATTCTGGTTTTGTGCCGACTCTTGATGGAACTAACCCTATTACTTTTATAGAAAGTACTGGAAGTGCCTACAACTTTTTTTCCGGACAATTCATCCGTTTTTCTACGACTGGTGCCGGTGGTAGCACTTTAATTAATTATCAGATCAATATGGGCTAATGCCAGCACTCTTTATCGCCAAGCCTCTCCTCCCATTCATGGAGAAGAAGAAGCGCTATAAAGTAGCGTTAGGTGGCAGAGGAGGGAGTAAGTCGATTGCATTTGCTGATCTGTGCTTAATGGATGCGCAGATGCATGGGATTAAAACATTATGTTGCCGTGAATATCAGAACACTATTGAAGATTCCGTCCATTCTCTTTTGAAAAGACGAATTTCCCATTTAGGCTTACAGGGATTTGATGTTAAAGACAAATATATTACCTATAACGGAAAAGTCGTTTTTAAGTTTAGAGGATTAGCTCGAAATCCAGAAGGTGTTCAATCTTATGACGATTTTCAGAGGGTATGGATTGAAGAAGCTCAAACTATCAGCTACCGATCACTGCGCGCTCTTGAGCCTACCTTGCGCAGCATCGGATCAGAGATATGGATTAGCGGTAATCCGCGCAGTATGGCTTCTCCTTTTTGTCAGAACTTTCTTAAGCCCTTTGAAAAAGAATTAAGGCGTGATGGTTATTATGAAGATGATGACCATCTAATTGTCTGGATAAATGTCGAGGATAATCCTTTTCTTAAAGAGGATGAACATGGAAACCCTCTAGGTTTAGATGAGGAAGGGAAGCAAATAATCCATCCTCTTTTAAGACAGCGTGAAATACATAGGAAAAAGATGTCCAAAGCCGAGTTTGACCATACGTGGAAAGGAGAAACCTACGATGAAGTGGAAGGCTCAATTATCCCTGTTGAATGGTTTGATGCAGCGATTGACGCTCATAAGAAGCTTGGCTTTGAACCTTCAGGCAGTAAGTTTGTAGCCTTTGACCCATTCAATGGTGGTGCTGACGCTCATGGTTATGCGTATCGTCATGGCTCAGTCTATTTGGATATTTGTGACAATCCTGAAGGTGATGCTAATTCTGGTATGGCCTGGGCGGCTAATAGGGCGATGAGTGTTCAAGCTGATCACTTCCGATACGATGCTACGGGTGCTATGGGCTTAAAGCTCCAGGTTGATGACTTATTCAAGCACAATAAGGTCAAGTATCACCTATTCAACGGTGGAGAGACCCCTGATGATCCTGCTCTTATCTATGAACCTGTTGACGATGAGAGCATAGGCAATCGCAAGTCCAACAAGGACACATTCATTAACAAGCGGGCTCAAGGGTATTTCCGGCTTGCCGATCGCTTCTTACGGACTTACCAGGCTGTCACCCGATTTGACGAGGGACTGCCCCCTATCAGTGTAGATCCCGAGAAGATGATCAGCCTGAGTTCAGACATAAAGGCGTTGGATGCACTGCGAGCTGAAATATGCCGAATCCCACAGAAGATCAATCCCAATGGTAAGAAGCAAATATTGTCCAAGCCAGAGATGGCTAAAAAGCCTTATGAGCTACCCTCACCCAATATGGCTGACTGCATGATGATGAACGAGTTCGTTCCTGAAGTTGTATTACCAATCAAACCCATGTTCTTTCACGGTGGCTAACTATGACAGATTATGATGATCACAATGCTGTCATTCTTCTCCTGCAGAACTCTCAAGATGCCTCTGAGGATATGCGCCAAGCTGCCAGGGATGCTCACTTATTCACTGATAAGCGTGATGGACAGTGGGAGCCTTACTGGTGGAATGAGGTGGGAGGATTTGACGCGAGCGCCGGGGATGCCAATACTCCTACTTTCCGGCCAAGGCCTCGTTATACCTTTGATCTAACGAGTAAGTATGTGAATCAGGTAGCTGGTTCGCTAGAGAAGTCAGATTTTAATATCCAGGTGCGTCCGTCTGGTGGAGAGGCCACTAAAGAACTGGCTAAGACTCTGGACGGTCTCATTCGCAACATTGAGAACATCTCTAACGCCACTAGAATATACAACTCTGCCGCCAGGAATATGATCAATTGTGGACTGGATGGCTGGTGTGTTCGGACTAAGTACATTGAGGAAGATTCCTTTGATCAGGATCTGGTGATTGAGCGGGTTAATAATTTCATAGACCGCGTATGGTTTGATGATAACTCGCTCATGCAGGATCACAGTGATGCGCGGTGGGGATTCTTACTCCATGCCTTAACGCTGGATGCCTACCAGGAACAGTTTGGCGATGTACGTGAGGATGGTCCTCCTAGTGCTCAATCTGTCCCTGAGAGTAAGCAGGCGACGGCTTTCTGGCGTGGTCCCAAAGATCAGGTCATTACGGCTGAATTCTATTATGTCAAAGAAGAGAAGAAAGAGATCGTCCTGATGACTAATGGGGCAGTCTATGAGGTTAATGATGACTTCAAGAAAGTAGAGGATGATCTACAAATGCTGGGCGTTACCCGCGCTCGTCCCACTCGAATCATAAAAAAACCTCGATTTCATATGCGTAAGATGGACGGTGCGGGATGGTTAAGCGATTCTAAAGAGACCGGCTTTGATCAAATTCCCTTAGTGCCTACCTTTGGCAATTTTAAGGTGTTTGAGAACAAGATTATCTTTCACGGTGTTGTTGAAAAGCTGCTTGATGCTCAGCGTGTGCTTAACTACTCCAAGAGTCGGGAGATTGAAGAGGGCGCATTAGCTCCCCGCGCTAAATACTGGGCAACTAATAAGCAGGTCGCTGGCTATGAGGAGGAATTAGCTACGCTGAACACCAATAATTCCCCCATTCAGCGCTATAACAATGATCCAGAGGTCCCGGGCCCTCCTCAGCAGCAAGGCGGAGCGCAAATCAACCCGGGGCTTAATGATCTCTCCAATACGATGCTGACGATGATGCAGGAGCAGTCAGGGCTGTTTGACGCCAGTATGGGGGATAGTCCCGGCTTACAGTCAGGGATAGCCATTGAAAAGCTCCAAGATAAGGGCGATACCGGCACTATTCATTACTTTAGCGCTCAAGAAGTCGCTATCTGTCAGACCGCTAAACTCCTGATTAGAGCTATTCCACAAGTTTATGATACTGAGCGCCAGATTCGTATATTGAATGAAGATGGCACTTTTGAGATGACTACTATCAACGAGCCTATTATTGATGAGGAAACAGGCAAACCGATTACCCTCAATGATTTATCTCAAGGCACCTATGACGTTACCTGTAGCGCTGGTAAAGCCTTTAAGAGTCGCCAAGACCAAACCCTATCTTCCATGCTTGAGATCGCCCAGTACCTCCCTGAGACGCTTGAGGCGGGTTCTGACATCATCTTTGGCTCAATGGATGACCCGGGCGCTGATCTGATGGCTGAAGGGATGCGTCTAAAG